GACGCGGGGCACTTAAGCCCAAGCGCCTTGCCGCGCACATACTGCGTCAGCTTTGCTTCGGACAATTTAGTCGGTGTTTGGAAAGCTCCATACTTTAGTAGAGCTTTGAAAGTTGGTCCGGGTTTGTACGGCAACTTAGGGTCATCGGTGGGCCAGAAGATCATAGAACAGTAGCGAGTCTGCTCGATGGTGTGTCCGGTCTTAACCTTTGGTATAAACCCCGCGTTAGCAGCGACGATCTTTATGAGCGACCCGTAAACCTGATCAGCCACAGCTAAACTATCGTCACCGCGGACGGCAACGTAGTATTCACCATAGCTCGATACGAACCGCTCAAAATCAATTGCAGCCAATGCCGTTTTTAATTCGTCGTGACTGAGATCAGCAACCTTGTTAATGCCTGAAACATCCATACTATACCCCAGCTTCTGCATGACAGCCATCAGCAACCACGTCGTATGCGCAAATGCTGCATTGACGACGGTGTTTACCAGGGTAGTAGTCGGCATCCCCGACAAATTCCAAGGGGTCTTACGCACAAATTTGACTCCACTGCGAGATCTGCCACGCTTGGGGCCGAGTTGAACAAGGTCCCACACAAGCTTTTCAAGGCCTCTGAGACCGCATCTGACAAATATGTCTGTGACGAAGCGTAAGCTTTCATCACCGTGGGTTCCATCACATTGCGAGAAATCGATCTCAGTTCTTCGATAGCGCGGCGTGCGCTGTCGAGTGGTAGGTGTGGGATTAGCGCAGTGGCGGCATCCACATAAGCACGAACGGTCGCGACAAACTCCTCTCTCGTAGGTGAGTTCTCGACGAGGTTGTTGAACGCCGACAACGCTTCCGCTCCGCTCACGCGGGCTTGCTGCTTCATCGCCGCCCAATCCACAACGACCGTTGCAGCTGCGTCCGTTAACGCATTCGCTATCGGCGTCGCATATGGGCTTACCTGGACGTAGGCCTCTGACGTAAGCTGCAGAGACGCACGTGCCAACCCCACAGGTACACCAGCCATCATCCCGACCGACTCGGCCAGTAGCTTGAGGGTCATGTCCGCGACATCCGTTGTCATCTCGAGCAGATCCGAAGTTCCCGGGAGACTCAACGAGCTGGTTAACTCGGCAAAACCAATCGCCCAATTGCTCAGCTGTGCTGCCGCACTCGAAATATGGGCCCATACGCTCCGATCCACTGTGCCAATGTCGATGGAAGTAATCTGAGAGAGCGACCGCAAACGGTCCGAGAGCGCACTTGACGCACTCAGGACACGCGACGATGTTTCTGGGAGCGCCTTCTTCGTGAACTCGCCCAGTTCCATTGCATACTTTGCACTCACGCTTGACAAAAACAGCCAACCGTCGCAGGTCTTTGACCGGAACGTGTCCACCCCGTAGCTCATCCATTGCCTTTGATAAGCCAGCGCGTTGCCCACCACTGTAGCGATCCAACCAGACGTCGTCGCGAAGAGGTTTGACGTGCTCTCTGCGAGGTAGGAACCGGTATCTTTGAGGGATTGCGTCAGTCGTTGCAAATTCTGTGATGAGGCGCCAGAGCTTACTGTTTGGGATAGGACGTTCC